AACTTCATATTCTCCCAATGGTTATTCATACCTATCTTCTTCTTCTCTGAACTTCCATTAGCAAAGTAAGTCCAAGTTTTCTCTACGTAACTACCAACTTCATGGAATGAAACTGGTCCAATCTGAAGTGAAGGTAAGTTTATATTTATTAAACCAGCAGGATTTAACCAGCCTGGCTGTGCTTCATCATTAGTTGAAGTTAATAATTGAATGAATATTGAAATTTCACCAAAGAATATAAATCCAGCTGGGTGAATTAATCTTGTAAATGCATTCTTCCAATCAGCTACATTCTTACCAGTCTTTAATACATATGAAAACTTTTGATAATAGTAAGAGTCTTGTATATATTTTTTATCTGACAAGAAGCCATTCGCACTAGTGAACAAACCTTTAGGGTATGTTTTAACCACATCACCATTTGCTAGAGCACTAGTAAATGTTAATTTATATTTTGTTGTTGTATCTGAATAGACTGCCTCAACATAATCTGTGCCTGCAGTCTTATATACATCATTAACAAATACAACATCATCATCAAAGAACAATGGTTGAGCAGCATCATTATTTCCACTAACAACCGTAGGTGTACCAGATATTGTAATTGTATTCCAAGGGGTATAGTTACCTTGATTAGCTGTAATATCAGCTGCTTGATCTACCCAATCTCCATCAGATGGTGTTAATAAGTCTACGTATGGAAAGTATGTGTCAACCTCATCATCATAGATCGTTCTAAAGAATGATGTAATCGATTCAGGTGTACCTCTACTTCTATAAAATTCAATAAGATGTTTATAAAAAGTACGTGGATCTGTGGCGAAGTCTCTTGGTACGGCTATACCAATTTCATTCTGCAGTTCTGTAAGTAATTCTTCTTCTACATGATCAATATCTCTTTGGATGTCTAATGCATTTAAATAAAATCCAGATTTGTTTTGGCGTTCTAGATATAAAGCATATACCTTAATGAACTCAATAAGATCAGGATACGAAGTAGCTACATGTTCCGGTATTAAGTCATTGACATAAGATGATATATTATATTTACCAAGGGTAGACATTAGTTGCTCTCGGTAGTTGTGTAATCAATACCAGCAGTTGTACCGCCAGTAGCCATCGTATCTATCTCACCAGTGATTGCTGCACCAGATGTATCAATAGTTAATAATTCGTTTCTCATAGGTTTAATATCATTCGATGCTGGATTAACTTTGACATCGATAGTGGTAGTACCTGTAGGTAATGCAGTTGGATTAAATGCGTTAAGAGTAACTGTTCCGGTAGTTTCATTAACAGTACCAACATTGGTATTATATATTATTCCAGCAGTATCAACTATTTGGATAATTCGTGTCTCACTTGAAGTATCATAGAAGTCTTTTAACATACATTGTGCACCAGAGAATGTAAACATGTTTGATGTTACATAAGAACCAAGAGTTGATGTAGTACCATCTAAATTATCTAATTTTTGATTAAATTTAAGTGAATAAGTAGTTGCTGTACCAAGTGCTGGAGAAATCTTCTTTGTCATTCTAATACGAGTGATGTTAGATAGTATAGCAATATTAGTATCATCAATTTTCTTAGCAACATTTGATGATCTAAATACTCCACCAAAGCTTTTTAATACATCATTGTTATGTGCGATAAGTGTACTCCTTACTGATGTTGCCAAACTAGATGCAGTTACTGAAGCAAGGTTTGGATTAAATTTAAAGAAAACTTCTAAATTAATATGTGTGTACTCAGGGTCAAGAAGAACCGGAGTAATACTTACCACGTTTTTAGGTTTAAGAATTTTTGTAATGATTGTTGCTTTCTGTTCAGCAGTTAATACATCAGCTGACAAAGGTTTAATACTAACATACACCTTACCGTAATCAGGAACAATATGATCCTCTCCACCCCATACAGCAACAGCTTCAATATCAGCAAATTCATTTTTAATAATAGCTTTATAATCATCAGGTGTGACAGCTCTGTTTTGAGATACATGAGCAAGAGGGGCATTAAACTTAACTGCTTCTTTAGATTCTCTTGCAGCACCACCCGTAGCTTTAGTAACTAACGTGATTGTCTCATCAGTATTACCATTAAGTGTTCCAGACATAGTAAACACTGTAGCACCATTTACATTAGCTCCAGTAGGTATATGTGAATATTCTATTAGAATAGAATTACCATTGCCTGGTCTCTTACCAATAATATTATCACCAAATTTTATTTCATAATGTCCATCTCTTCCTTCCTCTAAGAAGAACACTTCACTAGCTCCAGTTAGATTTACAATATTTTTATTAAGAGTATATACTTTAGCTGCACTAGTAGAAGTTGAATCGGTGACTGTTACCTTAATTGATTTTGAGTTTACATTTGTCATAGGAATTATATATGATTCAAATGCATTGTTTTGATATGTGTATGTTATACTGGTTAATACACCTTGTTCAATTGCAATATTATTAAAATTCCAACCGGTACTTCCATCGAACACGATGTTATTTGTAACTGAATTAAACATTGGATATGTGACACCATTAATTATTGTTTGGAATGTAGTACCTCTTGGCATACTTAAAGGCAGAGGATTATTAGATGCATCATGGTTATATAATGGTGTGGCTGTTGTATCATAATTCATTTTAACATTGACAAAGGCAACAGATGGAGCAATAGATCTTGGAGTATATCCTAATAGTTTAGCATGAGATACAACTGAAGTTCTTAGCTGGGCTGTATCAAGGAATGTTTCATTCAAAGCGAAGTTTGCATTCATTGAATTGATGTGAGTTATATATGCTAACACATCAATAATAGTTGACATAGCTGATCCATCGTAGTTATAATCATTAAAGGTTGTATCAGTTGCCTTCATGTATGAAACTAGATTAGCTTTGATTTGGTCGAAGTCTAATTGACTTGCATTAATTCTTCTTTCAATTGCCATTATCGTATTCTCTCTATTGTTGTAGAGATATCTATTATCTCATTGGTTGATTTAACTCTGCCTGTTACTGTAATATATACCATGTTTTGATCAGGCTTTGAATTAATATTAGTATTAAGTACTTCTATTCTTGGTTCATAATTTTTTAAAGCAACTTGTATATTTGTTGCCATATTAGCAGCTGTAGTATTTGTCATATTCTCAAAGAGATATGCTCTTAAGTTTGCACCGAAGTTATAATCAAATGGACGTTCACCGTGATTCGTACGTAGTATATTAAGACAACTTTGTATTACTGCAGCATTGTTCTTCTTTATTCCAATGTCATTTGTATTAGGATTTTGCTTAAAAGTAAAATCTAAATCTTTGTACGTTTCTTGTATTGCGATCTCTGCCATATATCTTATTTATACTAGTTAGGTTTCAATGTGTTGCCGTTTTGTGTCCAATTACTTCCAGCGTGCGTATGAGTGTGAGTATCTAATTCAATAGGTGTTGTACTATTACTAGTAGTAGTTAATTTTTCAACTACTAGGTTTTCAGTAATGCTTACTTCACCATCTAATTTAATATTTCCTTTATATACTATATCGTCTTTAGTATATTCTGATTTTAAAGTTATTAATGATGCATCAATTCCGTTTTGTGTTATTGATATATCACCAATGCCTGTTAATGAAGTTGTGCCAGTGATTGATGCTGACATATTGCCAGTAACAACTGTATTCATATTACCACCGACTTGCGTAGTAAGATCTTTAGCCACAGCGATATTAGCATCACCACTTATATAAACTTTGACATTACCTTTAATCTCAACTGTGTCATGACCAATCACTAATTGATAGTTATCTCTTACAATCTTTTCTATCTTTGAACCATTAGGTTGTATCTCATATTGAGTACCACTCTTATGTCTTTCCATGATACGTTCAGCACCAGGAGTGTCATCGTATTCTTTCACATGACCACTCTCTGTTTCCATAACATTATTGTATGGATAGATTGGTGCATATCCACTAGCTGGTTCATACACGCCTTTAGGATCACTTGCATTTGGATCTGCTTCACCTCTTACTCTTACATTGTTATCGTGTAGACCAGCGGTCTTTGTAGGTAGAGTCCCTACAACTATAAACTCTTGCATCATTGGATCTTCGAAGAAACCAAATACTAGTGTTCCATTCACTTTGATATCACCAGCTGCTGGCGTTGTAGAATTACTAACGTGTCTAATAACTTGCCCAGCCGCACCTGTTATTTGTTCATCTAATAATTCACCATCTTTCCATAAGACTTCTGCAATTAAATTTACTGATTGTCCTATACCACTTACGGCAGGAACAGTTGCTGGCATTGCAACATTTGACCAGCCAAGATCATCTGTAGAGATATTGTCGTGAATATGATATACATTTACTTTAACTCTTCCAAGCTTTAAAGGATCTAATATATCTTTTACTATTCCGTATTGCATTATGCGTACTCTCTTATTAATGTCATATGTTGTTTATACTCATAGTCTTTGCCGTTATAACTAATGACATGATTAATATCAGAAATTATATAAATTCCATCTGAGATTGATGAACTATTTTCTTGACCACCTAACTCAACTAGTACAGACATACCACATCCAATTGTAGGTATTGCTGCCAAATCCCTAACACTCAATCTTGTATGATGTATTCGTGCCATTTGGTTTATTGACATGCTGCTTTGAGGATCATTAACTGTAGCAAATAAATTCTTCTCAGTATTATACAAATTATTAGATGATTTATATACAGTCTGCACATGTGCGGAAGCTTCCAGTGCTTTATTTTTTACAACACTGGTTTCATCTAGACTCACTGAATGGATTTTGTTTCCGAATTCTCCCGCAGCAATTTTATCAGTAAAGTTTCTTTTATATTCTAAAACAATAAACTTATTTGATGTGCCTATAGTATCTATGTTATCTAAAGATCCTTCACTGCTTACTATCTCACCTTTTATTGCAAATTCTTCCTTTGGTCCTTTCATAAATTTGTTACCAGCCATATGCTTCAAAGAACCCATTCGGGTTTTTCCCTCATCAGCAAGTCTTTGGTATATATAAAATCCAGTGCTATGAATATCCATTGCTCCATCCACCACATTTTCTAAAGCTTCACGTGCAGAAATATTTGGTACAATATATTTACCTCTAGTAATTGCCTTACTATCTACATATAAATACGGTCCAACATTTGCTAGTGCTTCGTGAAAGATTCCGGCAGCAATTTCATGACTTGCTCCTGAAAACGCTGCATTAATTGGAACTAATTTTAGACCTTGTTCTACAAGTGTTATTAAATGTATATTATATTCTTTATTAGATTTGTTTATCTTCATATTACTGACACCATCAGCCTGGAAGAAATATTGAACTTCTATATCCATATACATAAAACTAATTGTGATAGGTACTAGTGTGTCTTTTGTGCCAATAACCCTATCAAAGAAGTTATCACCATCAATAACATGAATACTTCCTTGTACATAACCCTCTATGCTTTCAAACAAGGTTAAATCCTGAACTAAACCAGAAATATCAGTTGCACCACCGTGTACTACAAGAGATTCTAATTCCATATTAACCCATTATTTGTATAAACTGTCTAGCGATACGACTTACATACTGAGCTTTAATTACTTTTATATTTCTATTTTGATCAGTAACAGCTTCCTCAAAATCAATATAGCTATAAGCTGTAGTTCCAGCAGCACGTCTTGTTGTCCACTCTTTAGTTGAATCATCAACATGGTGATGAGGTGCATATGCTTGACTCTTAATAAAGTTACATGTTATATTATCTTGAGAATTCACGCCACTTATTGTTTCACCTGTTAAGGAGAATGTGCCACTTGTTTTTTCTATAACAACATATCCCATATTTACATGGATCTCTTTAATAATTCCAGTTGCATTGCTTATACCACCAGTAACAGTTTCACCAAGTATAAATTTGTTATTAAGGTTATCATCAGTGTCAGCCGCAAGGTATTGATATTTTTCTGTGCAATACTCTATTAATTGGCTAAACTTCATCGGCCAATCATCCCATATATTTTTTATTTGTGGATTGAGCAATAAGAATGTCCAATGATATTGTTCAGTACCATATAATCTTCTAGAAAGTATATCAGGTCTTTCCCCATCTTGAATCGTAATTGTTTCATAGTGTGCAGCATTATTAGTTAACTCATCTGATACCAAAGCTTTTGCTGTTAGATTTTTTAGTACATCACTATTACCTGACCCATCAACATCTATAACTACATTACTTATATTTTTAAAATACATATTAGAATCCCCTCTCTACATCACCTTTAAATATCGGTGCTATTTCTTTAAGTGTAACACTTAAGTTAATTTCAACTGGTGCATTATTATGTTTAAAGAATGAAGTATTATTTGGATTGTATGTTACATTTACCGATTCAATAACAACAGGTGGTAACTGAATCATATCTGCAGCACCATGAAATGATACTATACAATGATCTGGAACGCGGACTGTTAGATTATCTGTTTTTTCTGCGTGAGCTGCCATCCTGAATTCTTTAATAATCTTGGTTGCATCAATAGATTCTTGTAGACTGTCTGGTAAAAAGTTAAAGGCAAAAGAAAAACTTCTCATTGGAGTATTTTGATAAGCCATATATTCATTAGGATTTAAAGCACTACCATGGTGTCTTTGCATTTCATCACTCAATACACCACCAACACCATAACCAAGAAGTGAACTAAGACCAACATTACCCTTACCTAACCATTTAGTTATCGAATTATTAGCAATCAACTTATTATTTGATTTGCCAGCTGCGTTTGCTAACCAATTTACACCACCGGCGCCAGCAGCAATTGAAGTAGGATTAAACATTGTGGCATTATTAATTTTATCAGAGGTTCCAAAATCTTCAAGTGCAGCTGCGATTTGCCTTGACTCTTCACTATAACCTACTGTATCATTTATCTGAATATCTGTAGGCATATACATTGCTATTGAACCTTTAAATACTCGCACAGCTGGATCAAACATACTAGCATTTTCACCAGCAGCTTCCATCAAGTCTCTAGTGTCCTTATCACCTATTATAAACTTTTGTTCTTCCTCACCCTCCTCGTTGGTTATGGTTTGTGTTGCAGCTAATTTTTCATTAAACGTTGTCTTCATTGCTTCTTCGTGCATACCATATACCTTGTTCTCACTCCGCCAGTCTTTTAACATCGCTTTCTTTTTTTCAGTCATTAATCTCATAAATTCAAATACAACATACGGTTCAATAGCCATATCGTCAATATTAATTTGTTCTCCATTTGGACCAACGGCCGATCGCGCTAAAGCATACTCACTAGAATCATGAGTATTCCAATTTACTTCGCTGCTAAAGTTCTCTGCAACAGATGTAGGATATTTAAGAGAAAATATTTCATCAGCCTTAAAGAAATTATTTAATCCTATATCATCTAATCTTCTAGCATTATCTTTTCTAGCTATGTCTGCTTTTCTTTCACCTACATTTCCTCTCCCGCCGTGTCTTTCTTCGAATGCCATAATTTGTTCCTTTTACTTGTATATTACTTATTTATACGGATTATATAAATACTTGTATGAAAAAGACATATTCAGGCAAATGGAAACCAAAGCATCCTGAGAAATATAATGGCGACGTTGATAAGATACATTATAGATCTCTATGGGAAAGGAATGCATTCAGACATTTAGATGATGCAAGTTGGGTGAAGTGGTGGCAGAGTGAAGAGACTGTGATACCATACGTATGTTCAACCGATCGTAAACCCCATAGATACTTTGTTGATCTTCATATACGAACACAGTCTGGTCGTACCCTCATAGTAGAGATAAAACCTCATGCACAAACCCTACCACCTAAACGTAAAAAATTAAACGAAGCATTAACCTATATGAAGAATACATCTAAGTGGAAGTATGCAAAGAAGTATGCAGATGATAGAGGTTTTGAGTTTCAAATATGGACAGAGCATGAATTAGAAGCTATGGGTATACGGA